CTTACGATAATAGCACAACAGGGGTAGGAAGAGCTGGCATCTCTGGTAACTTTATATTTGGTAAAATTGGTACAAGAGACTTTAGCAATATCGCAGATAATCAAAGGTCAACGGGATATATAGCAGAGGTTCTTTATTTTGACTCCGCATTGTCATCTACTGATGCGGCAACTGTAATGACTAATCTTAAACAAAGAAATGGGATTGCATAGAAATGTATATATTAATTAAAGATGGAAGTATAGAAAAGTATCCGTACTCTGTTGAGCAACTTAAAAAAGACAATCCTAATGTATCGTTCCCATATAACATTACGCCTGAATTGCTTGCTGAATACGGTGTATTCCCTTTAATCCCTAGTGAATACCCACAAGTTGACTACACAAAGACTGTGATGGAAGGGTCTCCAGTTAGACAAAGAACAAGACACGAAGATGGTACATGGAGAGCTGATGATGAGAGCACACATGAAAATGAGGCTTGGGAATGGGTGCAAGTATGGGATGTATCAGACGCAACAGAAGAAGAAATAGCACAGCGTAAAACTAATTTAAACACACAAGCCGAAGCAAACAGAGCTGAAGCATATCGTAATGAGTCAGACCCTTTGTTCTTTAAGTGGCAAAGAGGTGAGGCAACAGAGCAAGAGTGGTTAGATAAGGTAGAAGAGATTAAATTACGATACCCAAAGGAGTAGTTAATGTTTGGATTTAGCGCATTTGCACAAACAGCATTCTCTACTCTAGTAGCAGGGGCTGAAATATTCGGCTCTGCTTCAATCACAGCAAACGCAGCACTTGAAGTAAATGTATTCGTAATAAAATCAGCAGTAGCATCAATCTATGGCGAAGCTGAAGTAACTGCTAGCGGTTCAACTGGCGAAGATGTATTTGGTAGTGCAAGCATACTTGCAAACGCAACAGTAAGCGCAAATGGCTACTTAATTGTAACAAGGTCAGCATCTATTGATGGCTTTGCAGCCGTTTCAGCTAATGCTACAAAAGTAGCATCAAGCTCTGCATCTGTAACAGCAAATGGATTATTTGCAGCAAGTGCATCAAGAGTAATAGGCGCATCAGGAAGCATAGTAACAACATCCACATTTACTGGTAGCGCAATTAAAGACGCATCAGGAGTAGCTTACATTGATGCACAAGCATCTGTATCAGCGTTAGCTAACAAAGTATCGTTTAATACTGCATCAATCTCATCATTGGCAACAGTATCCGCAAATGGTGGAATATTAGGGGACAACTGGACTGCTGTTCCTATAACAGATAACACATGGACTCCAGTAGCTGTTAGCAATAACACATGGACTGAGGTTCAACAAGCTCAAAACACATGGTATAGACAAGGATAGAAAATGCCTAAAAATAAAGTTTCAGAGTGGAGTTCAAGCCCAGGCAACAACACAGATGTAGGTGGTATTAACATCGCTGAAGGCTGTGCGCCATCTAACATTAATAATGCCATTCGTGAAGTAATGGCTCAGATTAAGGATATGCAGGCTGGCACAGATGGCGATAGCTTTACTGTAGGCGGCAACTTATCTGTTACTGGCACAGCTACTGTAACAGGCGGTATCACAGCAGATGTTACTGGCAATTTAACAGGAACTGCATCTACAGCTACCAATGCCTTGAGCTTAGGCGGCAATCTAGCCAACACATATGCACCTTTAGCATCGCCTGCTTTTACAGGAAATCCTACTGCACCAACACAGCTAACAACAGACAATAGCACAAGAATAGCTACTACAGCATATGTAACAAGCAAGGTTTCAGGTGCAGTTGCTGGTGTATCATCATTTAGTGCAGGCACTACAGGGTTCTCTCCTAGCACAGCCACTACTGGCGCTGTAACACTAACAGGCACACTTAATGTGGCAAATGGCGGTACTGGTGGCACTACAGCATCAGCAGCTAGAACTAACTTAGGTGCTACAACACTAGGTGCAAATGTATTTACTATTCCTAATCCTAGCGCAATCACATTCCCACGCTTTAACGCAGATAACACAGTATCAGCTTTAAATGCTACTGACTTTAGAACAGCAATAGGCGCAGGTGTAGGTTCAGTTACAAGCATCACAGCAGGCTCATTCTTGACTGGCGGAACGATTACAGGCAGTGGCACTTTAGCAGTAAATGCCACAGCACTAAACACAGCAAGTGCAGTCGTGGCTCGTGACTCTAGCGGCAACTTCGCAGCAGGAACTATCTCAGCCAACCTAAACGGCAACGCATCTACAGCAACTAGTGCGACTACTGCAACAACAGCTACAACAGCGACTACCGCTACAACAGCAACCAACATTGCAGGCGGCTCTGCTGGCGCAGTCCCATATAACACAGGTGTTGGTACTACAGCATTTATATCGCCATCAGCAGGACAGCAATTACTGCAATCAAATGCGACAAGCGCACCAACATGGGTATCTGCAAGCGCATTAACTGTAGGATTGGCAACAAGCCTAGCAGGTGGTGGCGCAGGTCAAGTGCCATACAACACATCATCAGGCGTTACTGCATTCTTAGGTGCTGGTACAGCAGGTCAAGTGCTTAAATCAAATGGTACTAGCGCACCTGAATGGTTAAATCAAAGCGCCCTTGCTGTAGGAACATCTACTAACTTAGCTGGTGGCGGTGCAGGACAAGTGCCTTACAATACAGCATCGGGTGTAACTGCGTTTTTAGCAGCAGGAACAGCAGGACAGATTCTGCAATCTAACGGCACTAGCGCACCATCTTGGGTAGCAAGTCCTATTGGGGTTGGTCAATCATGGCAAGATGTGTCAGGCTCACGAGTAGCCAATACGACATACACAAATAGCACAGGAAAACCAATCATGGTGAATGTGTACAGAAGTGCAACTCAAGGCACATCTACAGCTCAAATAGAAGTAGATGCAGGCTCTGGCTTTGTTGCGGTTGCCTTCGTAAATGCAGAAACAGCAGACGGCTCTACAGCATCAGCCATTGTCCCAAATGGACATAGCTACAGATTTACTGGCTCATTTAACACTTGGGCTGAATTGCGATAGGAAAATAGATGCCTACACAAAAAATTGATTTTTTAGAATGGACACCAGACAGACCTGGTGTAGCTGCGAACCTTACAGACGCTAGGAATGTCGTTCCTGCTGCGGTTGGTTACATTCCGTTCCCAACAGCAGTTAATTATTCTAACGCAGCATCAGAGCCTCTATTAGGCGCATTAGCTGGAAGGCTAAGTTCAGCTACTGAGGCATTTGCAGCAAGTTCATCTAAGTTATTTAAATTAGATGGCACTACATTGAACCTTAACGATGTATCTAAAACAGGTGGCTACGCAAGCGTCATAAACTGGGATTTTGTGCAATATGGGAATGCCGTTATTGCTGCTAACAACATCAACAAGCTCCAAGTCTATTATGTAGGCGGTAGCACAAACTTTGCAGATTTAAGTGCAAATGCACCTGTGGCTAAGTATGTAACAGTCGTGCGTGACTTTGTTGTAGCCGCAAACACAGCGGCAGAGTCAGAGCCTAACAAAGTACAATGGTCTGATATTGGTGACGAAACAGAATGGCTATCAGGAGCTACATCGCAAGCCGACTTCCAGTATTTGCCTGATGGTGGCAACATTACAGGCATCACAGGTGGTGAGTTTGGCTTAGTGTTCTTGGAAAGAGCAATCGTGCGTATGAGTTATATTGGCTCTCCACTATTCTTCCAGTTTGACACAATCTCACGCAATCTCGGTTGCGTAGAAGGCTCATCAATTATTCAAAATGGTGCAATTACATACTTCTTAGGTGAGGATGGTTTCTACTCATGCGATGGTCAGAGCATCACTCCAATCGGAAACGAGAAGATTGATAGATGGTTCTACTCCAATGCTAACCCATCATTGCTATTTAATATGTCAGCAGCGATTGACCCATTCAGAAAACTAGTGCTGTGGAATTTTGGTAACATCTTTGGTGGTCGCTACATTCTTGCTTACAACTGGCAAGTAAACAAGTGGTCTTACTGCGAAACAGATGTGGAGTATTTAGCTTATATCTCTACATCAGGTGTAACGCTCGAGAGCTTAGATGTATATGGCTCTATTGACTCAATGACAACATCGCTAGATAGCTCATTGTTCGCTGGTGGTAAGGCTCTATTCTCAGGCACACGAGGCAATAGGATTGTGACATTTACAGGCGCTCCTGCACAAGCATTAATTACAACAGGCGACATTGGCGGTGACTTAACATCTGTAGTGTCTTTAGCAAGACCAGTAGTGGATAACGGCTCTGCATCTGTAGCAGTATCGTCAAGAACGCTTCTCAACCAAGTGCCTACCTTTGGCTCTTACATACCAGCATCTAGCGAAAATAGAGTATCATTAAGGTCATCAGGAAAGTACCACAGATTGTCGCTGATTCCTACTGGCAATAACTGGTCAAATGTAATGGGAATTTATGTTGATATTAACCAACAAGGCACACGCTAATGTTTAGAGTATTAAACTACTCAGGTGGCACACCTCGTGAAATATCAGAGGTTGTGAATAATATCATGAATGGTAAAACTAATAATACAGGACTTGTTACTTTAGGTACAAGTTGGGCAACATCTACCACTATTTACGATGAGCGCATTGGCTACGATTCAACAATCTTATTAATGCCATATTCTGCCAACGCTATTGCAGATAAGGCGCCATATGGCTCATTCAGCAATAATACAGACATAACATCGCCAAGTGTAGGCTCTACAGCAGTTGTAACGCTAGACACTACAGAAGAAGAAAATGGTGTGTATCGTGACACTACAAACACATCACGCATCTATGTCCGCAACGCAGGGACATACAATGTGCAGTTTTCTTTGCAGTTGGTCAACAAGTCAAATGCGCCACATTATGCTGATGTATGGTTTAGATTGAACGGGTCTGATGTAATAAGAAGCGCAAGTCGCTTTGACTTGGCTGCAAGAAAAAGCGAAAGTGTGTGGACTCATGTTATTGGCACAGTAAATATATTCTTGGATATGGAGGCAGGGCAATATGTTGAAATTGCTGGAACTACCTCTAGTACAGATGTTGGACTGGAACATTATGCTGCAGATACAACTATCCCAAGACCTGCTATCCCTTCTGCAATCGTAACTTTGCAATATATCTCTTTAGCATCTATGGCTAATGTTTACATCAGCGCACAGCAAAAAGGGCAAGCGACACTAACACACTTTGCTAACAACACAGCAGATAAAACATATAGGTATGTGGTAATCGGATAATGGAAATAAGATACATTGCACCGCATGAATTAAGAGAATGGTGGTCTTTTGTACAGAAAGGCGTACAAGAGGTTTTGGATAAGTCGCCTGAGTCATTTATTCAAGAGGAAGTTTTCGCTCATTGTTGGGCTCAGAAATCAATGCTATGGGTATTTCTGCAAGACAATGTGCCACAAGGATTCACAGTTTTAACACCTGAGCAAGAAAGTTTGTTTGTTTGGGCAATATGGGGCAAAGAACCACAGTCACCAGAAGTTGTGGCTGAGTGCTTTGATATGATTAAAGACATAGCAAAACAAGGTAACGCAAAAACTATTACTTTTGGCTCTCATCGTCTTGGATGGGACAAAGTAGCTAGGAAACTAGGATTTACTCCGAGATTATGGGAATTAAAAATAGAGGACTAAAATGAGCCAAGAACCAAAAAATGTAACTACAGTCAATCAAATTGACCCAACAATACAACCATATTTAGCTGGTGGATTAAAAGAGGCTCAGCGTCTTTATAGTCAAGCGCCAGAATACTTCCAAGGTGCTACATATATATCACCATCACAGTCAACTGAGGCTGCATTATTAGCTCAGCGTAATAGAGCTATTCAGGGCAGCGTGTTAAACCCTGCAGCTCAAGGGCAACAATTAAGCACTATTGGAGGCGGCTACTTAGGGGGCAATCCATTCTTCCAAGGTGCGTTTCAAGGCGCAGCTCAAGCTGCTGGTCGTGAATATAACCAAGCTGTTAATCAAGCGCTATCTAACGCATCAAGAGCTGGCAGATATGGCTCTGGTGCTATGAATATGGCTTTGGGCTCTGCTAATGCGGCGTTAGCCAATTCATTGTCAAACACAGCAGGGAATCTGGCATATCAGAACTATGATGCAGAGAGAGCAAGACAAGAGGCTGCTGCTGCGCGTGCACCATCAATGGCTATGGCTGATTACGCTGACATTAATCAATTAATGCAGGCTGGTCAAACAGAAGAAAGCTACCAGCAAGCCGCTTTGCAGGATGCAATTAACCGTTACAACTACTATCAAAACTTGCCACAAAACCAGTTGCAACAGTACATGGGGTATGTTTACGGAGCTCCTAGAGGCAGCGTTACATCACAGCCAGTATTTAGAAACACAGGCGGAGGAATATTGGGTGGCGCATTCACAGGAGCTTCAATAGGAAGTGCTATACCTGGCATAGGAACTGGCATAGGCGCTGGCATCGGTGGTCTTTTAGGTTTGCTATAGGAGCATAACATGGCTTTATTTGATTTATTCGGTATTGGTAGCTCGGCAGACTATCTTAGTGGCTTTATGTCAGAAGAAGAACGCAGAAAGCTACAAGAAAGAGCGCAACAAAACGCATTACTTCAGGCAGGCTTAGGCATGCTTGCAAATAGCGGTTACTCTCGCACTCCAGTATCTTTAGGGCAAATTCTTGGCGCTGGTGGTCAAGCAGGACTGCAAGGCTACCAAGACACAATATCGCAGGGCGCTCAAAATGTAATTATGCAACAGCGGATGCAAGATATGCAGCGCAAGCGCGAACAAGATGCTTTGCAAATGCAAGCTGTTGAGCAAGCAGCGCAACAATACCCTGAGTATGCTGATGCTATTCGTGCAAATCCCGACTTATTAAAAGAGATTGTAGGCGCAAGATTTAAGCCTGATGCTAACAAGGTGGTAGGAAAATCATTGGTTAGCCCAATGGGCAAAGTTATATATCAAGAGCCACCAGAGCCAGAAAAACCAGAAAAGGCAGAAAAGCAAAAATATACTGGTGCTTATGGTAACTTAGCATTGTCAATGTTTGGAACAACAGACGCTGGAGGATTAACTGCGCAACAAAGAACAGCTTTAGACGCTGAAGCAAGAAGAAGAAATCTAGAAAGACCGCCATCAATAAGCATTAATATGCCAACAGAGTCTGAGCGCACAGCAGGATTCTTGACACAGCGACTACAAGGCGGATTGCAACAGCTTAACCAAGTTGTTACTCAAAATCCTAAAGCTGCCGCACCTAATGTTGGTGCTGAAGCGGTTAAATTCTTGACTGGCTCTGACTATCTAAAGAACTTAACAAACCCTGCTGATAGACAACGTATTGAGGCTGCTCAGTTGGAAGTGCTTGATTCTGCATTGACACTTGGTACAGGCGCTGCATATACAAGAGAGCAGTTAGAAAACTATCGCAAGTCATACTTCCCACAACTAGGTGACAGACCTGAAACAATTAAAGACAAGAAGAAACGCTTAGAAACATTGCTAGAGTCTGCAAAACGCAAGTCTGGTCGTGCTGCACCACAAGCAGGTAGAGCCGTAACTGACATTTATAACCAATACGGAGTTGAATAATGGCTGATGCACAAAAGTTAAAACGAGCTTTAGAGCAAGCTAGACAAGCTGGCGATGCTGAAGCTGTAGCTTTGTTTGAGGCTGACTTAGCAGCTATGCAATCTCAGCAAGCTCAGCCAGTTCAAATTGACCCAATGGCAGAAACTGCTAGAGCAGCAGCGCAAGGACTGACATTCGGATTTGCTGATGAGCTAGAGGCTGCTTTAAGAACAGGGCAGGTATCTGGACAGCAATACGAGCAATTAAGAAACCAATTAAGAGCGCAACAAGAGCAATTTGCAAAAGAATATCCATTGACATCTATTGGCTCTCAAATCTCAGGCTCATTGCCTATTCCTGGCGGAATACTTGCTAAAGCTAAACAAGCGCCATCTCTCGCAAGAACTGTTGCTACTGGCGCAGGCATGGGTGGTGTAACTGGATACGGCACATCTACAGGCGAAGAAACTGCTAGCGATGTAGTTACAGGCGCATTAACTGGTGCTGGCACTGCTGGTGTATTAGGCGGACTGGGCGCAATGATTGCCCATAAAGTTCAACCTGCTGCTAGAAAGCTACAAGAAGAAGGTGTACAACTAACGCCAGGAGCTGCATTCGGAGGTCAAGTACAAGCTATTGAACAAGGCGCTGAAAGTTTGCCAGTAGTAGGGCAGTTGGTTAAAGGTGCTAGACAGCAATCTTTTGAGTCATTCAATAAAGCTGCATTTAATCGTGCATTAAAAGAGATTGACCCTAACCTGACAGTTCCTAAAGACATGAGATTGCGTGATGCAGCAGTCTTTACATATGGTCAAATTTCATCTAAATATGATGAAATCTACCCAAACATTACGCTCAAGTATAACAATACACTCGGCAAGCAATTTGATGCTTTGTTAAAAAAACATTCTCCATCCAATTTGGGCGATGACACATTCAACCAGTTTAAAGCTAAAGTTGATGACATCAAATCAAGGGTAGTAAATGTCAACAAAAATGGCAAAATAATAGGCACTAAGGAAATAACAGGCGGACAAGTCAAGGCATTAAAAGAAGACTTGCGTATGCTTACTGATGCCTATAGAACATCTACTGGTAGCGAGAAGTTGCTTGGAAACGCTCTTGATGATTTGGAAAACAGCATCATGCTAAATCTAAGAAACCAAAATCCAGAGTATGCTAAAGAACTTAAAAAGGCTGACACAGCTTATGCTAACTACAAGAGAGTTGAATCAGCAGCTTCTGCCGCAAGAGGCGAAAGTGGCACATTCAGCCCTGCTCAATTAGAGTCAGCCGTAAGACAAGCAGACAAATCAAAAGGCAAGTCACAGTTCGCTAGAGGTCAAGCATTAATGCAAGACTTATCTAGCTCTGGGTATGATGTTTTAGGTAGCAAAGTGCCTGACTCTGGAACTGCTGGAAGACTTGGCTTAGCTGGGCTTTTAACTGGCGCAGCTCAGTATGTTGACCCATCTGCTGCAATCCTTACTGCATTAGTAAGTGGCGCATATACCAAGCCTGGTATGTCTTTATTTAACCAACTCATTAAACGCAGACCAGCCGCAGTTCAAAGAGCTGGGACTGGATTAAGAGCGGCAGCCCCGTTCGTGCAAGCAGACCCATTTTTGGATTTACTGATGAGAGGTGAAAATGAGTGAGGTTAAAAGTTTAAACGGCATCACAGACGAATTAATGCAACAGCTTAACTTGATTCGTGAGAATGCAAGAGGTCGCAAGCTACTAGCAATTATGATTGACGAGGTAGGGAATGTTGAGGTGATTACTCCAGCCAACTATCCAATCATTAACCTACTAGGTGCAGTAGAGATGGCAAAATTAGCTTTTTATGATGAGGAATAGCATGGAACAGTCATTCTTAAACTATTTATTTGGCGCAGCTCTAGCTTGCTTAGGCTGGTTTGGCAGAACTCTGTGGGATGCAACACAGAAACTTAAAGATGATTTAAAAGATGTGGAAGTTGACATGGCTACAAACTATGTTCGCAAGGTTGAACTAGAGAACCGCTTAGACAAGATTGAAGCGACTCTTGAGCGCATATGGGATAGCGTAGCTAAAAAGGTTGACAAATCACACGATTAAGTATATAAAAAGCCACCTCATAGAGAGAGTGCTTACTAATGACTAGCAAAACTATCTTTGTACTACCTGATGTACAAGCAAAGCCTGATATAGACTTCTCTTACTTGCGCTGTATAGGCAAGTATCTTGTAAAGAAAAAACCCGATATTATCGTATGTGGTGGGGACTTCGCTGATATGGAATCCCTTTCTTCTTATGATGTTGGCAAGAAGTCATTTGAAGGTCGTAGCTACCAAAAGGATATATGGGCTGCTCGTGAGGCAATGGATGCTTTGCTAGAACCTATATATGAGTACAATGCAAGAGCCAAGAAACATAAAGATAAGCAATATAAACCCGAAATGCACATGCTTTTGGGTAATCATGAAAACAGAATAGACAGGGCTGTTAATGATGACAGAAAACTTGAAGGACTTATTTCAACTGATGACCTCCCTTATCAAGACTGGATTGTCCATCCTTTTCTTGATGTTGTTGTCCTCGATGGCATTGCTTTTTCTCACTATTTTACAAGTGGCGTTATGGGCAGACCAATTACTTCGGCATCTGCTCTCCTCACTAAAAAGCATATGTCGTGCTTTGCCTTTCACCAACAAGGCAGACAAATAGCTTATGGCATGACTGCCGATGGTCGTGAGATGACTGCTATTATATGTGGCTCATGTTACGAGCATAACGAAGACTATCTAGGAATCCAAGGTAATAACCATTTTCGTGGATGCTATATGCTCTACGATGTCCGAGATGGGCGCTTTGACGAGCTTCCATTAACTATCAAGTACCTTAAAGAAAAG